CTTCGACAAAATGCAAATAATGCACAGGTTCGAACCGTTAACAGCGCCTGCCGCACTATGAGGGGCCTTGACTCGCATATACCGCTTGTGCGTCTTGTCCATCAGATTAACATCAATCTGGAACAGCTTGTCGTCCTCGTTGTACTGAATGGCGTCCGCCAATACAGCGGCGGCTATTTCAGTGTAAGCGCCGCCGGCGGTGTCGCATTCTTCGATGACCGGGGGCGTAGCTTCGGCTGTCGAACCGATGGCATCAGCGGCGGCAACGTCCGTTGTTCCCACAGCCAAAATGAATTCGGCGTATCCCCAGCCCATGGTGTCCACGTAAGTATTACCTGCGAAGTCGCCGTCATCCTTGAGCTGAGGGGGCAGCAAGAGCACTTTTTTGGTGTTTTGTGCTTCTACTAACATCTAAGTTCTCCTTTCATTGAACTTTTTAAATCAAACAAAACTATTTCATCACTGACGCCCTATCTCCGAAGCAAGACCTGCCGAAACAGGAACCGGCTTAAAAAACATTCGCACGATATCGATTAGGCGATATCGGCAAGCAGCGCAACGACAGCCCCGGGCTGACATAAACTTGCACCTACATCTTTTGCAGTGCCGACGCCGTGGTTGTTAATAGCGATGCGCTCGGTGCCGCGTATGCCGAGCTGGTCGGTCTTGAAATAGGCCTCTTTGCTCTGGTCGATTTGCAGGGCACGCCTGTCGCCAAACAGCGAGGCCTGCTTGAGGTTACCCAGTAGCAGCGGTATGTGGTCGGCAGCGGCTTTAACCCTTGGCAGGGCATTTGCAAATTCGACCGGGCGGCCTTCAAATAAAGGATTGCGGGTGTAGCCCGTCCGTGTTACTTCATCCGCTTTCGCGCCGCCCAGGGCGAGGGCGAGGTTAATCATCACGGTGTAGTAGAAGTTGCGATGACAATACCACTTGCAATCCACATCGTCCGCTTCGTTGAGAATGATGCCCGGCAATGCCAGGATATCATCCCTTGTGATTGCCGACCAGGCACCGGCGGCAGCCTGAATGTGCAGGGCCATGATGTTGCTGGGAGTCGAATCGACGCCGAGAATGGCATTGACCAGTCCAACAAAACCGAAATACGTCGAGGTGCCGTCACCTATAAACCCGCACAAGTCTTCCATTTTGGAGAACGCCCTGATTATCGAACGGGCAACGACTTCGCCTACGGCAATGGCGAGGTCCTCGGAGACCTCCGAATCGATTGCCGTCAATGTCATCATCTTACGAGCATTCAGGCCGACGTTCTTGAAGCCGGGGCTGGATTCTGTCGGCTCTGTACCGGCGCCGGGTGCATAAACGACAACGTCGGAGGTCTCGGCTGCAGCTAAGGAGCTGTCCGATGCCATAGGCCATTCCTGTGCGTTGCGTCTGAATACGCCGTATGTCTCCATAAGCACTATCAGCATGGGGATGAACTCGGTCGGAATCAACGCGGCGCCGCCGGTAATCGTGGTGCTGGTCATGGCCTTGGTTATTTTGCCGTCCTTGGTAATGAAGCGGTCCTCGATGCCGAGGTCTTTAAGCTCTTTTTGGGCGTTTTCGTTTTTCAGCAGGTGGGCTATTACGTAAAGCCCGAAATTCTTTGCCTGCTCCAGATTGCCCCAGATGCCGTTGTAACGGCCGTCCGAGGTCTTGATTGCCGAGAAGCGGCTGGACATAAGACGCTTGACCTGCGATTCGAGGCTTGCGTTGGCCTCTTTCAGCTCGTTGCCCTGCTGCTCGGCCTCTTTGAGGTATTTATACTCATCGGATGCGAGCTTCTCGGCAACTGCATCAGCAACTTCGCTTTTAAGCTCCTTTTTTGTAGCGAAGCCCTTAGTAGTATCCTCGAGCATGGTTTTTATTTTCTCTTCGAACTCTAAATCAGTAGGCATTTTTTTAACCTTTCGAATTCAAGTTATTTACTGCTTTTTGTAAAACGTTAAGTAATCTCACGGCCTGTTTTTTCTCGTCCCCTGCCGGGACAGAATTATCAGAGCCGAGCTCGCCGCACAAAAGCTCCTCTGCCATTTTGTCCGAATCAGGGGTCAAGAGTGATTTGATTTCGTCTATACCTTCCTGCAGCTCACCGAGCCGCTGCAGGAGCTTCTCATTAGCATCATTCTTTCTTTCTTCTAAAACTGTGGGAACACTTAAAAAGTTGTCGCCATCTTTACCCTCGGCATAGAATTGTTTTAGCTTAGACAGGGCCTGAGGATTGGCGCCGACGGCAACACAGCTTATTTCGTAAAGCTCGATTTTAGTGATAATATAGAATCGTTTGCCGTCCTTAACCTCCTCGTGACCATCGAGGATTCTAAAGCCGATAGAGACCGCCCGCATGTGTCGCTTGTCGTAAAGCTTCCAGTATTCTCCGCCGAGTTTCGTATCGATTGCGAATTGCAGCCACATCTCGACACGATGGGCGGTAACTTTAAGAGCGCTGACATCCCACGAGCCGATTGCCGGCGGCATACCGTCAGTCAGCCGGTGAAGATGGCAGGCAAGGGCGACGGGATTATCGACAAATTCACCCTTCCTGGTTGCAGCTTCGGCAACGGCTTCCGGCAAAACGATTTCGCTGTCGCGGTCGAGCTTGTCGGTCGAAACAACAAATTTTATGCGATGATTTTGTTCATCAATTGAACCGGCATCTTTGCTTATGTAAGCAAATAGATGTCTCAGGTCTTTTGTAAGTTCGTTTTCCCGTAAAGGCATTTGAAATCTCCTTCATTAAGCAGCTTTGTCCCTTACCATATCACCATAAGAGTAAAACCGCAGGGTTACATAAAATTCCATATCGAACGTTTTGCCGGCTGCACGCTTCGCCAGCTCGAGGCAGCGGCAGTTGATAATATTGGCTGCCGAGCCGGACGGGTCGCCCGGATACATCAACGGTTCATTGTCGACCATGAACGGCAGGTCAAGGGTAATGCCTTCGGCGTATTTCTCGCTGGCTGTTTTATGTGCATCGCGGACCTCAAGGTCGCCACTTGTTAGCCAGGTCTTCAATTCCACGCCAGCAGCCTTCATGCCGAAGTGACGGCCGCTGCTGACGGCGCCGCCTGTCTGTGTTCGTGCGATCCGCAGAGCCCGGGCACGATTTGAACCGAGGACGGTTTGGATTCGCTTGGTCAAATCGTTAAGGCCTTCGCCGGCGTCGAGGCCGAGCTTTAACTGGCTGGCGACCTGTCGCTGAGTGACTTTGTTGACGCCGGAAATATTGCTCGTGCTGATAACGAGCTTGCCTTTAAGTGCAGGCAGTCGCTTGACCTGCTCGGCCTTCTCTTTTAGCTGCTCGGCCTTTAGGCCAAGCAGCTCCGTCAAGCTCTGGCGGATACCCAGCTCCGAAGCCTTTTGAAAAAACGTGTGATTGATAACTTTTAATTTGCCATCCTCTTTTTTCAGGTCGAAGACCACGCGGGCAATGACCTCGTTGGTGTCGGCCTTCTGTGATTTTGATTTGGGCATTGCCTTACGCAGCTTGGTTGTTAAATCCCGCTGCTGGCGGACGAACAGAGTGCGGATGGCCTGGGTGTATTCTCTTTCGATACCGAGCCAGCTTGTAGCCCAGTTTCGCCAGAGACGAAGCCGCTGCTGCTCATCGGCTTTTTCGATTGTGTCCTCTGCCGTTTTTTCGATTACAAGGAATTTGCCGGGCTCCTCACCCTCGCCTTCCGGCAAAGATGGGCCGGTTAGTCCCTCGAGGCCGGCTTCAAGCGTATATCTGGCCGGTATCAAGCCCGCAGACACCCACCAGTCATCGCCCCAGGGAAAATGCTCGAACGGCAAATCGAAGGCGTCTATACAGGCATTCAGAGTAACGCCCCGTTCGGTATAGCCGATTACTTTTTCGATTCGCTCTCTGAGCATCGCCTGCATAGCAGGATGTTCTTCAACGACAAACCATGCAAAAAGGTCCTGGTTGACGTTGACTGCCTTGATTTTTGCCGTTCTATAACTCGGCATCCAGCATGGTTTTTTAGCTCGTCCTGAGTAGGATTTAGATTTACTGAAATCTACAGCCAAATGCTTTCGATACTTGAATCTGTTTAGTATTCCAAGCGAGATGTTCTCTGCGACAAAAGAGAGTATCGAATTAATAGTGGTCGAGATAAACCGCTGCTGAGCCGGGCCGTGTGCGTATTGCGCTTCGGAGTTAAGCCCGATTACTTCAGGGGGGACTCCGAAGGTTATACATATTTCGGAAGCGTCCATTTTGCGGAGCTCAATCATTTCAAGCTCCGCCATTGTTTGAGCGAGATTTTTCACGTCCGCGCCGCCTGTCATTAAACAGGTTTTGCCGGCATTGCGGGCGCCTTTGTGTCGTGATTCGAATTGAGAAATAAGCATCTGCCTCTCATCTGGCTCGAGGCGACCTGGTATTGTTATCAGATTGCCGATTTTGCCGCCATTGGCCAGCGTCGCTTCGTTAAGAAGCGAGGCCTGATATGCGCTCGATATAGCTATCTTACCGACCATTGCAGGACCGGCTCCGTGAAAGTTATCATCAGGATTAAAATCAATCAGCGGATGCACGTCGTCAATGAAAAGAGGCCAGCGGTTTATTCCGACTTTGAGCCAGTAGCCGACGAGTACTTCATTGTGGATTTCAGGGATTAAGCTGTTCGGCCCTGCAACTAAGACGGATTCCGGAACCCTGTTATTTTTGTCGAGGAATACCCAATAGCACTCTCTAAGCAAAGCAAGGTAGCCGACCGTATCAGTGAGGAATTTCGTAAATGTAATTTTTTCGTTATTGAAAAGCAGATCGTAACCGGGGCCTGATTCGATAACATCGTCATTGACAGTCGAAATCATCATCTGAATACCGCGACAAGCTTTAATGATTTCGTTCACACAGGCGTAGACCCAGGTGCTTTGTGTGTATGGTTTGTTAGGTCGCTCAGGCGTGGCGCCTTCGAGGTCAAGCCCCTGCTTCCACATCTCCGCGAGCGTATTAATTCCGTAGCCCTTTTCCCTTGTCTCGCTGTTGACTTTCAGCTTTAAAACTTCAGCTTCAAATTGTGATAATTTTGTACTCATATATTAAAGCCAGATAACTTCGGGTTTAACAGGACCTGTCCGGCCCGCTTCCTTGGCGAGATTAAACGCCCAGAAATCATCGGCATGACCGGCCTCGGTAGAAGCCGCATCGTAACGGACATTGCCGCTGATAGTGACTGATTTGCGAACGGTATGGAAACTTTCACGGGTTTCGCGGTCGGCAGGGACACGGGTGCGCTTGTCCTCAAAGAGACCCCTGCCCAGACTTGCCAAATGGTCTTTGACGGGAGCGGTAAATTTCACCTTCTCCACTCTATACGAGCCGTGGATCCGCTGGGCCTCCTCGACCAGCATATCGCCGATACCGGTCGCATCGATACAGGCACGGCGGATATTCTGGTTTGTCAACAGGTCATTTAACATTTGCAACTGTGCGTGATATGGAGTCTTATGCAGCTTGATTATTTTGCGGGCGATATAAAGGTCCCCGACTTTCTCGTCAATCCAGAAAACAGTCCGATGGTGCTCCCTGCCGATATCACCTCCGAGATAATACTCATGCCGTTCTTTGGTATGGTGGACGAGCTCCTGAAGGCAATTCGGGTCCTCGCAGGATTGATATAATTCGTAAGTGATAAGGGCAAGCAAGGCCGTCGAGGGCTTGCACATATACTCCTGATTCCAGGCATCCTCGTTACGGCAGCGGGCGCGACATTCCTTCAAGAATTGTTCGCGGACAGCAGGGTCAATATGGTCGAGTTTTTTAATCTTTTCGGCAAGACCCTGGGCGACGGCATCTTCAATTGTGGTCCTGTGCAGCGACCAGTGAAGCGAATGGGCATCATCAAAAGTCATCTCGCCTCGAAGGACTTTATTGATTAATTGGATGATGCGGTTAAATTCCGATTCCTCGCCGTTGTGCGTTGACATAATCCGGATATTATAACCCCACGTTGTCGTCGGCATCGCGGCATCGAGCATTTCTTTGGGCTGGTCATGCCAGCCGAATTCATCGAGCACTACGTCTCCGCCCTTGCTGCGGAACCGGCGTGGATTACTGGTCATGCAGTTGACACGGCTGCCGTTAGGAAACTCAACGACGTAATTGTTGTATTTAAACCCCTTTTCGTCCTCGAGCCGCTCAAGGATTTCCTTGACGACAATCTCCATCAGCTCGCACCACTGCTTGCAGTAAAGGGCATATTCGAAGGCGGCTGATTCGTCCGCACTCGAGAACCACAAATCGCGACGAACATCGGAACGGTTACGGTCCCTGCAAGTCTTGTAGCTGTCGGCGTAGGTTATGCCGATACGGCGGCTTTTCTCTGAAGCCATCGCATTACTTGGGTCGAGAATCCACTTGACCTGGTAAGGCAGAAAGTAACCCTTTGGCAATGTATCTGCTTGAGCTACGATTTCGTTACTCCTAAATGCTCGTCGATAATTTCCTGAACAAGTTTCCTGTTGACGCCGGCCTTGGTGAGCTTCTTCTTCGTCGATTTGGCGGCGGCGGCAATCTTCTTTTCGAGCTGCTCGCGGATGTACTGGTCGGCCTTGATACTGACCTGGGCTAAATCACGGATGGCTTGAGAGACCTCTTTGAGCTGCTTGCTGTTAAAATCATCGTCTGATACCATAAATTTCAACACTAAGGCCGTCGCCATCTCAGCGGCCGCCTTCTGGGTCTTGGGGGCATTCTCTGCGGTCAGCCCGGCCATTGTCTGGCGGGCAATCAGGCCGGCAGATTTCATAAGCGAAAAGACCTTCCACTCTTCGGCCTTCCGGCCTACGGCCGACTTGGAAACCGCAAAACCCTTCTGGCTGCAGTAAGCAACGAGGTCCTCATAGCGAGGCTTGCCCTTGCGATTACCGGAGAAATCGGCGGGCCATTCGTTGTCGACAATCATAGCCGTCAGGGTCTGCCGCAGATCGGCAGGTAGATTATCGAGCGAACTGTGAGTCCTGCGTTTAGCCATAAGCTGGATTTATTCAATATCTGTCTTCGCGGTAATATAAAATAACAGTCAAAGATGTGAGGTTGTTCGGGTCAACATCGTTGGTATCGACCGTAATAGTTCCGGCGACGGGAACGTCCCCGTGCGGATTGCCTTCGGTATCGTCCATATAAAGCATATAAGAGAGCGGCAGTAAGGCGGTATTACAGTCGGTCTTTTCAAAAAGCGTGATGGCGTCGCTGTCTTTGACAGTTAAGGTGAAATCGAGGTCGCAGCCGTCCGCTACGAGCGTAATCCGCTGCAGCTCGCCGTTAATAGTATTGGCATCGGCCGAGGTTGCGGTCGATGAAGTCGAGTTGACATCGTTCGGAGTCGGCGTGACGACGACCGTTAATTTGCCGGCCGGCGCCGTCCTGCCGTAATAACTATCAGCCTCCTTGTCAAAGGTGGTTGTTGAATCGGCGTAAATAACAATAGCAGCACCTAAAGCAACTAACAAAACCCCAATGAGAATGTTTAATTTTTTCATAGTTTAAACTCCTTAAAATAGTTCATTGTTCGTTGTTCGTCGATGAACTACGAACTACCAACTAAAAACTCCTTTCATATCTCCAGTGCCGGGTCGGTCTGGGTCCGCTCGGCGATTTCCTTGCCTTCGGCGGTGAGCTTGATGACCTTTTTCGCAAACGTATCAGCGCCGCCGAGCAAATCGTCAATGAATTCGATATAGCCCTTATCGCTTAGATAATTGATGTCTTTGCGAAACAGGGCAAATTCGTAATTGGGGTCGATAAAGCAAACCGTTCGATAAAGTGAATCCAGCCTGACCGGGGTCGGGTAGAACAGGTCCAGATTGGTCAGGAGCTGCCTGCGCTGCTGCTTGATTTTTATGGCTGCAATTTTATCGTGCATATTAACCTCCGGGCTTTATCTGGCTTATGATCTCGCGGGTAATGGTGGCTGCGATTTCGCGGCTAATAGCGCCTGCTATCTGGGGTATTTTATCAACAATCCCCAACTGGCCTTCTATACGATTCAGGGTGGCGGATACTTTATCGAGCTTGTCACGGGTAAAGGCCTCGCTGCGAACCCAGTCTTCCTTGCTTACGTTGTTGCGTTCGCAATCAACTTTGCAGAGAGAAAAATCTTTTTTGATTTGGGCGATATCAATTTCATGGGTATCGAGCCGCTTTACGAGCTGTTTGAGGTTCCACAGGACAAGAGTGCCGATTAACGTGGCTGCCGCACTGAGCAGGATGCCGAAGATTTGTAGTATCGGATTCATATTTGTCATCCCTGATTATTTTAGTTTTTAATTTTACAACTCAGTGCTCAGGCTGCTTTTATGACCGCAACTATCTGCTTTGTCGCTGCCGACTGTTCGGAATCCTGGGCATGCTTGAATTTTTCAATCGTTGCATCATCCATTTCCACCGATTTTTTGAACGACTGTCCGCCCTTGACCACTTCTTTGAGGGCCGTGTCGGATGTCTTTTTCCGCCAACCTAAAATAATATTCGTAATGACGGATATAAGACCCAGCACGCCGAGGACCGCCTTGGCCCCGGGGAAAGGAATGGTCTGGACGACAACCGTTGCAGGCGGAACCATTTTGTTTACGTTCTCCGCCGCCTGCTGCAGCCCGGAGTTCGGGTCGGTCAACTGCTGCTCAGCCTGGCCGGCGGCATTCTGGACGGCCTGACCGGCCTGCTCCAGGTCGCAGCCGGAGATGCCGACAAGCATTACAGCGCAGACCGCCGCTGCAATTAACAACAGAAGGAAAAGTTTTTTGGGGTGCATAAGAGACTCCTTTCAATTTGTAGAAGCCATCCGGTGGCTTCGGGTTACGTTCAGGCCCCCGA